TTATCGGTTGTCTGTTTAAGCGTGTCATAGTGCATACTTGGAATTAAATCGAATCCCCTAAAATAACATTTGTATTTTTTCGTCAGACCATTTGTTATCAATTCCAATTGTGCATTGATATCTTGGCAAACTAAATGGTTTGGTATGAATTTACGATAAATGAAATCACAACCATATGTAATATGTTTTTTGAAAAGATTAAAATCGGAAACAGATTTTGATTGACCATTCCCTATCACTATAATCATTACGGCCTCACTGGAAATTATCACTACAAACAAAAAAAGGGAGTAGATTTCTCCACTCCCTTTTTGAAATCCTACTATATGTAGGTCAAGTATTACATTAAGTTGGTAATTGCAGCTTTTCTGTAATATACATTAAGGTGAGGATTAGTTCCAAGAACACCTGTCATACGACCAGTTGAAGCACTTGCATTTTCTGCAAATGGGTTTGCAACCAGACCATAACGTGTTTTGAAAGCAATCTGTGGTTGAAAACTAGAACTATCAACCGCACGAACCATTTGCAACGGAACGTATGGGCAATAGAAAATTCCAGCATCCATCGGTGAATCACCTTTATAACCTACACAATAAAATTCTTGTGCATTCGCATCAGCATATGGATCAACATATACTTTGTACCGACCATTAAGAACTCCGGCAAAAGTTGAAGATGCAGTATCAGTATTCAGATCTGTGCTCATTGCAGGAGCATAATCCAAAATACCTGCCATCTGAAGGGCAGAGGCAACATCAGATGAAGTCATCAGAATGTTTCCTTTTCCTCTTCGTGTGTCTTTACCAATCTGGTTTGCATCTTTTTCAATCTGCATCATCAGACCTTTGAACTTCTCAACCATCCAACGACCATTGGAATCGGTATCAAGGTCAAAAAGACCAGCAGTAGTTGTACCAATTTGGGCACCAACTGCGGCATTGACATAAATCTTACGAACAACCTCACGGTTGATTTCTGCAAGAATTTCCATAGACAGAATGTTAGCAAGTTCTGCTTCTGCATCCAGACCATGAACTGCACGTAAATCCTGTGCGAGTTCCATTGAATAGGAACCTTTCAGGGCACGTGTACCAGCGGCGATTGAAATCTTCTCAATCGAGAAGGACATTTCACCAGCAATATCTCCCTCACCACCGTCTGTTTCCAGAGCACTTGATGCGGAATATTCGTTACCAGTTTCCGCAGTACCATCAGCGGCTGTGATCAAAAGACCAGGCGTCTTAACATTGTCACCCGATGCGTGTCCTGGCGTACCAGATTCAGAATCTTCGCTGTCAGGATTGACTCCCGGCATTTCATTTCCTGTCATTGAATTGACACGACTCTTGAGTGCGAAAATCAATCCAGTTGGGCCGGACATAGGTTGAACACCACAAACATCGTATGCTACGAGTTGAGGCATTGCACGCCGAACCATTGAGATCAAAACTGGATCTGCAAAATCGGCACTAACTTGAACAGAACCACCAGCTACACCACCTAAAGATGGGTTAGTAGATGTTAATCCCATAGTAGTAGTAGGGGCTGCCTCCATTAAGAGTCCACTACCTTTTTGATCTTGAGCATATTGAGATTCAACATTTTCAAGACACATGGCGGTGACTGCTGTACGATATGGATCTTTGATCTTTGGAAGATCTGGATGATCCAGAACTGGAGCCCACTTCTTATTAATTGTTTCTGAGAGTTGCATTTTTTAAACTCCTTAAATTGTTAAAAAAACTTAAAATTATTATTAATTACGAGCAATAGCTTTACTATATGCTTCCATGATGTTATTCAACTTAGGGTCAGAAACTTCTTCTCCATCAGATGATCCATCACTTTCTTGTTCAACATTTTCATCCTGTTTTGTTTGATTTGGGAAATAACTTTCCTTAATCGTCTTAACTTTATTCTCAAAATCGTCTTTATCATCTTCGTAAGAAACACCTTCTACGAGAGATTTCATCTTTTCAGATTGTGTGTCTGCAAGGTCTTCACAAACTTCTTCCAAGATCTTGTCCTTACGATATTCGTTAAGTTCACTAGTAACTTGAACGTTATCATCAATTTGAGAATTTAATTTACCTTCAAGTTCTTCCACCTTGTCGTAAAGGCTTTCAACGATGTCAACTTTTTCGTCTGGAACTTCGATATAATGTTCAGTAAAGAGATTTTTAAGTCCACCTATGAACTCTTCAGTAAGTTCACTCTTCAATGAACTATCAAGTGCAATTTCGTTCTCTTTCATCCACTCTTCAACTACGTAGTTGAGATAACCATCGACTTTTTCAGTCAATTCATCACGGAATGAAACAATCTCTTCTTGAAGATTTGATTGATACTCTTTTTCGAGTTCGTCAATCTTTCCAGTTGCAATTTCCATTACCTTCTGATGAACTGCGGCTTCAAAGATAGTAGAAGCTTTAGTCTTAAACTCTTCTGAAAGTTCTTCACCTTCAACCAATGCATCGATATCTTCTTTTACATTGATTTCAGGCATGGAAATTTTCATTTTCTTTTTCTTTTTACCAACTTCATCTTTTTCTGGATCAGAATCATCTGGTGTTGGGCCCCCAAGATCTTCTGCTTCTGCAACATCCATAAGATTTTTCCACTTCGCAGAAACTTCTTCTTTCTTCAGACCATTGACTTTATCGAAAAGGGCTTTAATCATTGCAGATTTAGTAGAAGGAACTTTAACTTCCTCTTTCTTTACCTGTTCTTCTTCCTCTTCTTCGTCATCGTCATCATCATCTTCTTCGTCATCATCTTCTTTGACTTTTGCTTTGGGTGCTTCTGCAACAATTTCTTCTTTTTCTTCTTCTTCAATTTGTTCTGGAGCTTCAACAAGTCCTTCTTGCTCAGTTTCTTCCAGAATTTCTTCTTGAGTTGTATTTTCCATAGAACTTGATACTCCTAATAGTTAATGGTATATTTCGTTTACTGTAGTAATATTTATAATATCACAACTTTGATAATAAATTTTTAAACTCGTTTATTTTTACTTCCTCAAGTTTTTTGGAAGTGGCTTTTAGGATATTATTCTTTGCCCGTTCTATATCTTGTTCACGCAAAAGTCCATTATCCCAAATCCATTCTTTTCCCTCCATAATACCTTCTACGAAAGCGTTAGGAGCAGAAGGATCTGCGACAATATCTGCTGCGGTTGCAAGATAAAAATCTTTTTGTACAATTTGAGAGTTCTTTTCATCTTGTTTTAATGTTCCCATTCCCCTTGAAGAAACACCTAATCTTGCACCCTCATCAATCAAACATTTAACAATTTGTCCATTCGGTGTATCTAAAACTTTTGCACGCCCGACAAAATTCTTACCTTCTTTTACCAAAGAGGTGATCATATGTGATGCACGATCTAAATTAACTGTCGGGCCGTCAGGGTGTCCAAGTTCTCCAAATGCACGTTTTGGTTCTACATATTCCTTAACATATCTATTGACTTCCTTTTCAAGAATAGGTAAGGGATATACTCTACCGTTTTTATTCTTTTTTTCAGACTGCATGAAGATACCTTCAATGAAGTACTGTTTAGGTTTAGCACCTTCTTCAATAAATTCATAATTTACAGATTCTTGTAATTCGCATATAAGTTTCATTTGTTTATCCCCTTAATAGATGACATTTTCTCGAGCTCATTTAGAACGGTTTTTCCATCGTATATCTTTAAGTTTTTTCATTTTCTTATCAATACGATCTCCTAATGCTTCATACTCATCATCACCATAATCATGTTCTTTTTGTTTTCTTTTCAAATTTTCAAGATCTTGTTTTACATCATCTTCTTCATCACCTCCGTATTTGTGATGGGCCATATCATCTTCCATAATAGCAATCATTGCTTCTTTTTGTTCTTCACTAACATATTTTGCAGAACTAATTGTGTTAATTAACTCTCGTTTTTCTTTTTCGATGTAAAATTCTCTAATTGTGGACATTTTTTTACCTATTTTGCGTTACTGAATGCGAAATCCAAGATTTTTAAGAAAGATTTTGTATCTTTGTTCATGTTATCTTGCATTTTTTTCTTCTTAGAACTATTTAGTGTGTCAAAGGTTTTCAGAATAGTTTTTGCGGATTCGGGGTCAATTGGAACCGATGTACCACTTTTAAATTTTATCTCTGCTTCTTTCTTCTTTTTTACAACAGATCTCAATTGGTCTACAACATCTTCTGTCAAAGGCTTTTCTGAACGTATTGCCTCTTCGACTTTTCTCTCTTTAACAGGAAAACCTATTGATTTTCTAAACTCTTTATATGTTTTCATTATTATCTACTCGGGCCACCATCTGCAATTTTGGAATATGTTCCATTTGTTACATTTGCCAATAAAAATTGATCCGATTCTTTATGAATAACGGTTAATGTAGCTGCAGGCAAAGTAACAGAACCTTGAACTGTTCCATTGGTTCCTCCTTCAGTTCCATCATTTTTAACTACTGAAATAATTGTAATAGCTGATGCGTAAACCGCAACCGCCGTTGCTTTACCCAATCCTAAATTTGTAGCAGTTGTGGCAGTCTTTGCGGCTAATAGTTTCATTGTGTCTCCGTTGTTTCTGGTTCTGGTTCAGACTGAACCTCTACTTTTGGTTCTTCCATTTCTGGTTCTTCAATCGAAACTTCTTCTTTGTCCGAAAACATTCTGGCAGAAACTTCTCGTTTTCTGGTTTCCAATCCATCTATTACTTTACTTGTAATTATCTGAGCAAATGCATCGTGAACCTGTGTAGGACTACTTTTCATCGAATAATCTATAATATCTACTGTTTTAAAATTTTGTTCTGCCATTTTTATCTCCAAAAATTATCTATTAATATTTATAAACTTTTAAAGGTGTAACCCTCTAATATTCTTCTCCACCTTCTTCTTCGCCTCCACCCTCTTCTTCTGCTTCTTTTGCAATCAATTCATCTTGTTTATCAATTTCCGATGCTGTTTGTTTAAGAATATTTGATCGAAACCACTCTTTGGAATAAAACTTTCCAATATAATCTTCCATGTTTCTCGCAAGATCTATACGTTGAGACATAGTTTCTTGATGTTTAAATTCTGAATAATAATGATCTTTTTCAAATCTGTAATGAACCTTATCTCTGATCTTGGCCCATTCTGCAGCAGTCAT